ATTTTTCTTATTTTCCAGTGATTCTGATCGGTTCTGTCTTTTTGAGTGTTTTGGAGATATAGTTGGAATTTGGTGTATATCGCATAATTTCCTTCAAATCACCAATTACCTGTGGAATTAAATCTGGACGAATTAGTTGAATATTCCGTTTTTCATCATTCAACTGCAATTCGTTCTCAAACACGGAAACTGATCTAAATGGAGCAACTTCTTTAAGATCTCCACCAATGGTATATTTGATGGTAAAGTTCTCATCAACAACTTTACCAGCAGGTATAATCAGATTGTTATTGTAATCTCTCCACTCAATTGTTTCATAGTGATGAATTGATACTAACTCTTCAGGAGTGTACTTATCATTCAGAACAATATTGAGGTCATATTCAGCTAATGGCCATTGAGAACGAATATCTACGATATTGTTTGATGTCAAGACCACCCAATCTAGATTTGCATCTCCATAAAATTTTTCAGCAACTTGATCTGGACGATCATCACCTTCAATTTTGTATTTCTCAAATAAAGTTGCTACTGAAGCAAAATCTTCTCTCAATTTTGCACGACGAAACAGATTTTTAACTTCAACTGTGGTGGTGTTATCACCAGCAGTTTTAAGTAAGGAACTATATTTTAGATTTGGTAGATAAGAAAAATAGTTAGCCATTAGAATCCTACATCGTCGTACTCAAAACCACTATTCGTATAATCATCTTCGTAAATTGGAACAATCTCTCTAAAGTTCATAGTTATAATAGTTGACACTGGTTGAGAGTCTGAGCCATATGCAGACCATCTACCAGAACCAGCAGAATAGTCAACATTTAAAGACTCCAACACACAAGTTTTAAACTTATTTAATCCTTTGATCTCCTCTTGATTTGTTGAACCTCTTCTATATTCAAGTCTGAATACATCGGGTGTTCCCAAGAGAAGATTTTGACCACCTTGACCAGCAAAAGCGTTAGAGTTTCTTTTAACAGCCATCCTCCTTTTCAGAGTGCGAATAATTTGTCTTACTCGTGCTGCCTCGCGCCTACTTCTTGGAGTGAATCTGATATTAAAACCAAAATCTCTAAGACCAGGACCATTGAACAAAAGTTCAAGGTTTGGATTTTCTACAGAACCAGTAAGTCTATTTACAACTTGACCTACATCAACATTGACTCCAATGAGATTTGCCACAGCAGCGCTGCCTTGTAAAACAAGTTTTCTTTTAAGATATCCAGAAGCTGCAGCATCTTGAATACCACCAAGCATTTCGGCGCCTGCTTGTACCGATGCTTTTCCTAAATTATCAAGTATTGAACCAATATCACCTTGTCCTGCAACAGGCGCATTTAAAATTTGGTTTGCTAAAGGACCAGCAACAGCACCTGCGATAGATCCCATTTCACCTTTGCCAAATCCAACCAAATCTGTGGATGAGATCGCATTTGGCATGGGAATGATTATAGTCTCATGCAGTTGATCATTTCTGGTTCTTACAAATTGACCCGTATCGGTGACTGTATCAATTTGTGGTAGTTTTGCTGGTAATCTGGTTGCAGCAGTAATTACCATATGGTCTTGAATATTCAAGTCCATATCAATTGGATATTTTAAAACCGATTCTGCACCTGCTCCTCCAACAGCTCTACCAGCACCCCTATCGAAAGCACCAGAAAAATTAAGATCGGCAGTTAATGGTCTAACACCAAACTCATCAAGGGCACCAAAATTTGTATTGTTTAGAAGATCTGCGGATGTCTCAGTATTAAACTTCCCTTTCCAATCAGTTCCAAATTCACCATCTAGAAATTGTTGACGCAATCCGTCACTTAAAGTTTCCCAATATAATCTTTGTGCTTCTGTTCTAGTTTGTTCTAGTTTGCCAAGTGGATCGTCACCAGATAGATATGTGTTTCTTTGAGAGGTTGTAAGATTTGAAAGAGCATCACTATACTCGTTTCTGTCTAATTTTCTAAGATTTTCTGTAAAAATTACAGATCCACCATTAGACTGATATTCCTGTTGAGTTGATCCCACCAAAGAATATGTCGCATCATCAGTATTGATGCGAATGTAAGAATTATTTTCTGATCTATACTGGCCTTTTGTGTAAGCAGGCATTATTCACCCCTCCATACGCGATATGAGGGGAATCTTTTATTATTTGGCGGTGTTACGAATTCTTCGGTTGGTAACATGGATACGTCTGCCATCTCAGATTCTGGAACTCTCATCATGTTACCTTGTACCCCATCAAATTTATACCTGTGAATGGTACGTTCGGGTACAGTTATACCATCGCCACTATTTATTAGGCTTGTCGCAACGGCCTCTCTTAATTTAGGCGCTAAGTAATGCATATTTGCACCAATAAACCCAAATTGATCAACATTGATGATATAACTCACGGGATATTGATCATAATATTTCAATCTTTCTGGTTTTGTCGCAACATAGTTGAAGAAATACATCTCTCCAACTTGTATAGGTCCACTTTCTTCTCCAAAAGAACCAGGATCATCGTATTCTGAGCCCTGATAGTTTTCAAGAGTTTCTACTAAAGACTCACGATATTGACGACGTGAACCTTTTGCACCAACTTTAGATTTTACAATGGAGAGGATACTCATTTAATACCTAACTCTTTTTCGGTGAAGATCTTGAACTCCCACATTCTATCTTTACAAAACTCTCTCGCAGCTTCCCACTTTGCTTGATTTGTTCCCCATGTGTAAACCTCATTCAACCAAGTCTTTGTTTTCTTAGGTGGATTAACGACTGGTTGTTTACACTGTTTGGCTGGTTTTACCTCAACCATCACTCTACGAATCTTCCCAGTTGCATCTTTGTATTTGATCATGAAATCTGGAAAGTATTGATGCCACTTTCCGTCAACTGGTGATTTGTATGGGATTGCAATCTCTTCACTCTGCCACTGAATTACTGCATCGTTTTTGTCACAGTAGACCATGAACTTGCGTTCCCAGAGAGAACGGTATACAATTCTTGTGGGATCACCTTTGTATTTTTGTGGATTTGATGGTTTGTATTTTCCACTGTAAGCCATCTAAATAACCATAACAAGCCTTCTAATATTTAGAGCCGTTATGGCACTTAACAGATTCCGTGGTGGACGTTATAAAATCGATGACATCAAGAGTAGATTTTCTACTGTTGCACTTGACAATGAATATCAGGTGTTTTTCTCTCTGAATGAATTCATTACCAGAGAAGCAGGTCAACTGGGCATTGGAAGAGATTTTCTCACGGAAGATCTTGGACTATACGTTGCGGATGCGGTTCTTCCTGGATCTTCTTTTGGAGATATAGAAGTTGCTGGTGATCGACAAGGTATCACTGAGAGAAATGCTTTTAGTAGGATATATGACGACGTAACCTTTAGTTTTTATGTTGATAAAGACTATAATGTTTTAAGATTTTTTGAATCTTGGATTCAATTTATCAATCCTCTTTATGGAAGTACTCGTACATTGACCAGAAATCAAATTACCAAATTTAATTATCCTGATGATTATAAATGTGAAATGGTAATTACAAAATTCAATCGCGATCTTGCTGGTAAGACAACAGAGATTGGATTTGCTAACGGAACGACGACTAATAGAGATCAAATCAGTTATAGATTTTTCCGTGCTTGGCCATATTCTCTTGCATCTACACCTGTAAGTTACCAGGGTATGAGTCTCCTCAGAGTGAATGTTACTTTCCGATATGATCGTTATATTGTTAGTGAAGTAACTAGATCTCTAAGTCCTAGGATAGGTGGACGTGTTAGAAACATTGCAGATCCTACTAATCCATTAGCTGGCAGTCAATTTACATCCAGTACTACATCTTCTTCAACTTATAGTGATAATGAAGATACAACGGTGACACGAGAACAACCAGGTGATAGTGGTCGGGATATTCCAACACCATCTGGTGGCGATAGACGGAGAGAAGATCTTGCGATTTGGGCTCTCTCAAATCAAGAGATGATTAAAAATGTTGGAACAACAAAACAAAAAGATCTCTTGACCGAGACAAAATTATCATTCCCCAAAAATTCTAAAGAAAGGAGAGCGTTGAAAGAACGTGCATTAAGTGGCGAATATCTTGCAGGTGCAGAAGCCAAACCAGCAAATAAACCCTTGACATTGCCATCTTCTTTTAGTCAAGACCTCTAAATAATCACACTGAAGTAGTACATCATGCCTTTACCAACAATCGCAACCCCAACATTTGAACTGATTCTGCCATCAAACGGAAAGAAGATCAAATATCGTCCTTTTCTTGTGAAAGAAGAGAAGGTTCTTATTCTTGCATTAGAAACTGGTGATACTGCTGATATTACCAGGTCTATTAAGGATGTATTGAAGGCCTGTATTCTTACCAGAGGAGTCAAGGTTGATCAACTTCCTACGTTTGACATTGAATATTTGTTCTTAAATATTCGTGCAAGATCTGTTGGTGAGACCATCAAACTTCTTGTAAACTGCCCTGATGATGGTGGTAAAACACAAGTAACTGTTGAAGTTGATATTAGTGAAGTTCAAGTCATCAAAGATAAGAGTCATAGTATCGATATTGATATTGATGGTAACTATAAATTGAGAATGAAGTATCCATCTTTGGATCAATTTATCAATAACAATTTCAACTTCAAAGATGAAGAACAAGATGTATTCAAGATGGTAGCTTCTTGTGTTGATCTTGTTTATGATGATGAGACTGCGTATGATGATTTCACCGAAAAAGAAATGGTGAAGTTCCTTGAACAGTTTAATAGTGCTCAGTTCAGAGAGATTGAAAATTTCTTTGATACAATGCCAAAACTGTCACATACTATTAATGTGACTAATCCCAACACGGGTGTTGAAAATGAAGTAGTATTGGAAGGACTTTCAAGTTTTTTCGCTTAAGTATGGCTCACATGAGCGCTGAGTCATACTATGAACTTAATTTTTCTCTAATGCAGTATCATAAATACTCTTTGACGGAGATTGAGAACATGATTCCGTTTGAAAGAGATATCTATGTTGCTCTTTTGAAAAATTATCTTGAAAGTGAGAAACTGAAAGCACAACAAGAATACGGCCTTAACTAATGGCGATCGGATTAGCTATTAAAAGTTTTATCGACAACCTTGGTAGGTTTGTTGTTGGCCAATCCGTGCGCCGACGCCTCAACGACAATCTTGGTGACAGGGAGAATAGAAAGAGACTTGCTGCGCGAGCGTTTTTAGAAGGATATGAACCAGACTCTAGATTGTTTGCAAAGGGTCCTGATGACGCACCAGATGTGTTCATGCCAGAACCTCTGGTTGAACCAGTAGATACATATTTGCCACCACAACCACAAGTTCCTCAATTAGTACCTGCAGGAGTTGCAGCTGCTCCTGGCGAGGAAGTTGAATATCTTGTAAGAGAAGTAGAAAGAATCAATGCGAATGTTGATGCTATTGCTCTTGCAATGAGAGCCAATGCAGAAGCAGACTCTCAATATCGACAATCTATAATTCAACAACAAAAAGACAAAATTGCACAAAGAGGATCAGCTAGATCTAAAAGAAGGAGTAAAAGAGCTCGTGGTGTAAGAAACTTTTTAAGAAATAGAGCTAGGGCTGGTCGAAGACGAGTGGTTTCTACATTTGAAGGGATGAAACCAAATCTCCTTGCTTTTGCTGCATTAGAAAGTATTGATCAGATTCAAAAAAACTTTGATGATCTGGTAAATATGTTACCAGAACAAATTCGTGACATATTAGGACTGGAAACCCAGACATCACAACAAGGAACTGGTACAACTGGTACATATCAACCATCGTCACGAATTCCACAAGCCGTTGTTGATGACAAAGATTTTACCTCTGGTGTCACAAAATTAGCTGAAAAGTATGATCTTTCAGAAGATGATTTGTATGCGGTGATGGATTTTGAGACTGGAGGCACTTTTGATCCAGCAAAACAAAATCCTAAAAGTAAAGCAACTGGCTTGATTCAGTTTACATCACAAACCGCCAAAGGATTAGGAACAAGTATTGAAGATCTGGCAAAAATGTCCAGAGCAGAACAACTTGAATATGTTGACGCATATCTTGCAAGTAAAAACATTCAAGGTGCTGGTGTAGAAGATCTTTACATGTCAGTTTTATTTCCTGCTGCTGTAGGAAAATCAGATGATTTTGTTTTGTTTGGAAAGGGTGCCACCGTTCAAGGTTTTGGTGAAGGTAGTTTAGCATACAAACAAAATAAAGGTTTAGATCTTAATAATGATGGAAGTATTACTAAAGAAGAGGCTGCATCTAAAGTTGTAGAAAGATTGCCTACAACACAACAGGTGTCTTCACTTACGCCTGTATCACGAGGATCTATGTCTCAAGAGATCGCACAACTTGGTGAGGGTTTTAATATTCTCCCACCATCTTACGTTGATATGAGAAATAAATCTCAACAACTTGGATCTAATTCTGGTGCAGGTTCTGATTTTGATGTTGCAAGTGTATCTTTAGATCCAACTGCAACTCGTTCGGAATATGCATCTATGTTTGGAGTAACAACATAATATGGATATCTTTCAAAGTCAGAGATTTAAATCTTCCCTAAGAGGACTTGGTAATACCACAAGTCGATTAGCTCGTGTCATGAAAACTGATGCGAGAATGCGAAAGAATGATTATGCGGAAATTTCTAGACTGAATGATAGACTAAAGAGAACAATCCCCATTATTCCTGCGGCATTTGGAATCTCTGGTGCCACTCTTGGACAGGGAGTTGATCAGGGTGGATTTCCTGGTTTTTTTGGATTCCCTGGATTCCCTGGATTTGGTCCTCC